GAGAAGAAGGCCCGTGCCGCCTTACCCGATACCCGCCCGACTACCCCGATTCCGGCCGATCTCGACGCATTCACCCCCGGACCCGGCGACTCCTGCTGGGACTCCGCGCCCTGGCTGGACGATCTCCGCGCCGTGCCCGAGAACGCGACCTGGCCGCGCCTCATGACGCGCCCGCACCCGTCCGCGACCGGGTCCTACGGCGCCGAGGCCATCGCGTGGTCCGAGCAGCGCCTCGGCAAGCCGCTCCGCTGGTGGCAGCGGCTCGCATTCGTCCGGACCCTCGAGTACGGCGACCTCGGCCTCGTCTTTCCGTACGCCCTGTGGACCCTCAGCCGCCAGCTGGGTAAGAGCTGGGCGCTGCGCGAGCTGATGCTCTGGCGCATCCATCAGTCCAAGCGGTTCGGCGAGCCCCAGCTCGTGCTCCACACCGCCAAGGACCTGCCGGTCGCCAAGGAGGTCCAGCGCAGCGCCCGGGCGTGGGCCCACCGGCTCAAGGACGACGGCTACATCGTCCGCGAGCAGAACGGCCAGGAGGAGATCCAGACGCCCGACGGCGGGCGCTGGATGATCCGGGGCCGGGGCTCCATCTACGGCTACTCCGCGAGCATGGCCGTCGTCGACGAGGCGTGGGGCGTCCTACCCGAGGTCGTCGAGGACGGTCTCGAGCCCACCATGGCCGAGCGGGTGAGCAGCCAGATCGCCCTCATCAGCACCGCGCACCGGTTCGCGACCGGGCTCATGCAGAGCAGGCGCGCGACCGCGATCGAGCAGCTCGAGGACCCGCGCGACACGCTGCTCCTGGAATGGTCGGCTCCCACCGGCGCCGACATCGACGACCGCGGCGCATGGCGCCGGGCGAGCCCGCACTGGTCCGACCGGCGCGAGCGCCTCGTCGAGAGCCAGCACCGGCGCGCGGTCACCGGCGTCGCGCCGCAGGACCCCGACGAGCCGGATCCGCTGGCGTCCTTCCGCAGCCAGTGGCTCAACATCTGGCCGGCCCGTGTCCAGGCTTCCAACGACCGAGACCAGCCGCTCCTCGAAGACGGCGCCTGGGCCACCCTCACCGAGCTCGGGAGCGTACCGTCGGGCGCTCTCGTGCTCGGCCTCGAGGACTGGTTCGGCCAGGGCGCTGCGGCCGCCGCCACGGGCCACCTCGACGACGGCCGCCTGTTCGCGTGGGGCCAGCTCTTCCCCCGGCGCCGCGAGGCCGCGGGCTGGCTCTCGGGACTCGCCGACAATCACGCTGGCTCGAGGCTCGTCGTCGGCGCCAGCCTCGAGCACGACCCCGACGCCGCGGGCATCGACGTCGAGGAGCGCGAACTCGCGGGCCAGGCCGAGACCCGCCAGGCGCTGCCGCTGCTGCGCGAACTGGTGGCCGCCGGCCGTCTTGCCCACGATGGCGGCGCCGAGCTCGCCGCGCAGGTCGAGCAGGCGCGCGTCGTCGAGAGTCGCACCGGCGGCTTGCAGGTCGCCCCCGGCCCGGCAAGGACCGACCTCCTGCGCGCCGCGGCGTGGGCGCTGGCCGTGCTGGCGCGGCTGCCCGTGCCCGACGAGGAACCGGCGATCTTCTAGGCGTGCATAACGGCGTTCCAGCGTGCATAGTGCGCACGTACCGGCAGCGCAAGAGGTGGGCAATGGCGCGCAATGCACTCGGACAGTTCACGCGGCGCCGCCGCACGACGAGCGCCGGCCGCCGTCGGCTCGGCTTCCCCGGCAATCCGGTCGAGGGCACCGAGGAATCGGGCGTCGTGACCGGCGAGACGATCACCCTGGGCGGCGAGGCGACCGCCCCGGCGCGGGAGACGGCGAAGGCCGCCAAGTCCTAATCGGTGGGCTTGCTCACCGACATCCGGCAGGTCCTCGAGCAGCGCCGGATCAGCAGCAACATCCTGACCGCGACGGGGCCGGTCCGGGACGTGCTCTGGAACGGGCCGCCCGACGGCTGGGAGGTCGAGCAGCCGCGGCTGTGGTCGATGCCCGGCATCAGCGGCCCGTTCACGATCGGCAACCCGATCCCGGGCGCGTTCGAGGGCAGCCAGCTCGGCAGCATCCCGTCGGTGGCGCGCTGCACCTCGATCATCGTCGACTCCCTCTCGGGCGCGACGCCCTGGAAGGTGTACCGCGGCCGCGACCAGCTCGAGACGCCCGACTGGATCAGCGACCCCCAGGCGCTGCGCCTCGACGGGCGCGTCGTCGATCCCGCCTCGGTGCCGTTCGCGCCGCTGTCCCACGTCGACTTCTGGTCGTCCTGGCTCACCGACGCCCTGTGGTGGGGCGACGGCCTGGTCTGGGCGCCCAGCCGTGACAGCAACGGCGCGCCGCGGCCGCCGATGGCGCTCATCCATCCCTTCGACTGGTCGTTCCGCGAGGGCGCCTACTACGCCGGCGACCGCTACCTGCCGGCGACCGAGCTGATCCACCTGCGCGGCCCCGGGCCCATCGTCGGGCGCCGCGGCGTCGGCGCCTTCCAGCGGTTCGCGGCCGAGCTCGGCTACGCGCTGACCATCAAGGACTACGCCCACAGCATCTTCTACTCGGGCATTCCGAGCGGCTACCTGCGCGTGACCAAGGAGGGCCTCACCCAGGAGAAGGCCGACGAGCTGTCGATGCGCTGGGACGCCAAGCACGGCACGGGCAACCGCCGGGTCGCCGTCCTCAACGCGACGACCGAGTTCAAGGAACTCACCTGGTCGCCCGTCGACGCAGCCCTCAAGGAAGTCATGCAGGCCAACCTCAACGAGATCGCCAACGCGTTCGGGGTGCCCGGCTACTTCATCGGCGCCGGCGGGACGGACCCGAACACCTACGCGAACCTCGAGACGCGCCGCCAGGACCTCGTGATGTTCACGCTGCTGCCCTGGACGAGCCGCATCGAGGCCGTCCTCGACGCGCAGTTCCCGCGCGGCGTGGAGCTCAAGGTCGTCCTCGACGGGCTGCTGCGGGGCACGACCAAGGACCGCTATGAGGCCCACAACCTCGCGACCGGCGGCGCCGCATGGAAGACGCCTGACGAGGTCCGCGACATCGAGGACCTGCCGCCGATGACGATCCCGACCCCTGAGGTGACGGCATGACCGAGACGACGTCGCTGTTCCCGATCGAGTGGCGCGAGCTGAACGCCGACCAGCGCATCGTCGGCGGGATTGTCGTGCCGTATGGCGAGACGAGTTACGTGGCCGGTGACTCACGTGGCGAGCGGTTCCTAGCGGGCTCGTTGACCCGTTCGATCAACATGCGGAAGGACCAGCTCAAGCTGTTCCTTGCCCACGACCATAAGAAGGCCATCGGGCGTCCGGTCCGGCTCGATCCCCGCCACGAGAAAGGGTTATGGGGGGAATGGCAGATCGCCAAAACCCCAGACGGTGACCTTGCCCTGAACGAAATCCAGGAGGGCATGCTCGACGCCTTCTCGATTGGTTTCCGTGCGCTCAAGGATCAGCGCGGCACCGATGGCGCCCGAGAAATCCGTGAGGCCGAGGTCCACGAGGTCAGCATCCTCCCTCTTGGTGCCTACCAGGGCGCTCGAGTGCTGGAAATTCGCGCCGCGGAGTTGCAATCGTTTGGTGCTGACGAAGTCACGGCCTGGATCAACGCTCACCCCGTGCCGTCAGTCGATCGGACTCCGCTCCCGGACCTGCGCCAGTACCGACGGGGCTGAGGCGGTCAGTGCGGCCTCGTATTCCTCGATCGTTCGCGCGCCCTTCTTCTGATTGCACCAGAGGTGGGTGAGGGCCACGTTCTCGCGCGTGTTCTGGCCCTTGAGCTTGATCGGGATGCGATGGTCGGGTGACACCGCGAGCGGATCGCGTGGCCGGACGGGCATGTAGTGCATCTGGATGCCGCAGAGGTAGCACTTTCCGTCCTGCTCCAGCCAGAGGACCGAGAACGGAATAGCCTCCCGTGGCGCTAGCCGGTTCCGGTTGCGGGCCCGTTCCGTCTCGCGCAGTCGATATTCAAAGTCAGTTCGGTAGCGCTCTCGGACCTGTTCCCGCTCCCGGGCACGGCGTTGAGGCGCCCTGTTTCGCTTCCACTCGCGGATCTGCTGCCGGATCTCGGGCCGTCTGCTCCGCTCCAGCGCCCGGGCGCGGTACTCGGGCGTTTCCCTCCGCTTCCGCTCCTGTTCCCGCTCTTGTTCGCGGTTCTCAGGTGTCCGGCTCCGCTCCCGCTCCCGCATCCGCTCGCGGACTGCGGACGTCCGGTTGTAGCGATGTGTCCACTGGCGGTACTCGGGCGTTGTCCTTCGTGTTCGGGTTGCCGCGAACCGGCAGGCGTCCGAGCAGAGTCGGTTGCGAGTGCTCTTGGGGGCGAAGGGCACACCGCACTCGTCACATTTGCGCATTTGGGGTCTCAAGGCTCGTCTCAAGGCTCGGCAGGGTTCGTCCCGTCGGAGCCTTGAGAGCACGACGGGACGAACTCAGCCTAGCAGTGCTGCCGTTGCGTCCCGGTTGCGGATCGGGTGTTGTCAACGCAACCATCGGGCGTAGACTCGCGCCGTAGCGTCCGCTCGACCGCCCCGCCCGGCACGGAAACACTCGGCTGCAGCCGACTCGCCCGAGCCCTCAGCACACGGAACCACCGGACAGGTGTGTCAACGTGTCTGATGGAGGCGATTCCAGTGCACTATCTCGACCGGCTCTTGTCCGAACGGGTCGAACTCACAGCGATCATGTCCGGGCTCGGTGAGCGCGCAGCAGCCGAGAACCGCGACCTCAGCGACGGCGAGCGTTCAGAAGTGGCGCGGCTCCAGGAGCGGTGCCTTCAAGTCGACGGCCTGCTCACCGAGCACGAAGCACAGTCCAGCTCGGCTCGGGCGTTTGCCGAGCTCCAGTCCCGGATCGAGGCCGGCCGCGAGCGCGGTGACGCCTCGCCGCGGTCCACCTCGGTCCCGGGCCGCCAGGAGCAGCGATCCGCCGGCCAGATGGTCGTCGAGTCCACGGCGTTCCAGAACTACCCCGGCCGCGGCCAGATGGCCCCGGTCGAGATCAGCGACTTCCTCGGCTTCGAGCAGCGCGCCCTGATCACGACCACGACCCTCGCGGCCGGCATCCAGCCGTTCGTCTGGAACAACACGCTCCCGACCCTCGCGACGCCGCTGATCGACGCGGTGTCGGTCGTGCGCGTCTCATCGGGCGCGGTCGAGTGGGTCGAGACCGGCCCCGACCCGGTGGCCGCGGTGGTCGCCGAAGGCGTCGCCAAGCCCGAGGCCACGATCACCATGACGCCCAAATCGGCGTCTCTCGACACGATCGCGCACTGGTCGCAGATCACCCGCCAGGCCCTCGCCGACGCGGGCTACATCCGCAGCCTCATCGAGACCAAGCTGCGGCGCGGCCTGGCGCGCAAGATCGAGGCCGACCTCATCACGCTGCTCAACGCCGCCGTGCTCCAGCAGGTCGTGAACGCCGACATGATGAAGGCCGTCCGCGGCGCCATCGGCCTCGTCGAGGCCGCGGGCTACCGCCCCAACGCGGTCGCCCTCAACCCGGCCGACTACGCCAACCTCGACCTCAACGCGATGGTCGAGAGCAACAGCGGGCCCGACCGGCGCACCAACTTCTGGGGTCTGACCCCGATCTCGGTCCCGGGCCTCACGGCCGGCGTCGCGATCGTGGGCGACTTCAAGGAGGGCGTGACGCTGTTCGACCGCGGCGTCAGCGACGTCTTCGTCACCGACAGCCACTCGGACTTCTTCGTGAAGAACATCCTCGTGATCCTCGCCGAGGGCCGCTACAAGTCGGCCATCACCGACCCGCTGGCCCTCGCCGAGACCGCGGCGGCCTGACGTGGCTGGTCACCCCGGGACGATGCCGCTCCGGCTCTACCGGGGTGACTCCTACGCCTGGCAGGTCCGCGTCTGGGCCGACGAGGGCCATACCTCACCGATGGACCTCGCCGGCGCCACCGCGGCCGCCCAGTGCGAGGGCCCGGGCAGCGTGGTCGTGCTCGACTGCGAGATCACGCTGCCCAACCTCGTCGACGTCACGCTCCCGGCCGACAACTGGAACGGGGCGATCGCCCTCGACCGCTGGGACCTCCAGCTCTCGTGGTCCGACGGCCGCGTCTATACCCTGCTCGCGGGCCCGGTCGCCCTCCAGGACGACGTGACCCCGTGAGCATCACCTACGTCGACATCGTCGCGGAAGTGCCCCCGGTCTACGTCGACGTCCAGGCAGCCGGTGGGCCACCGGGCCCGGCTGGTCCCCCGGGCGCCGATTCCACCGTCCCGGGTCCTCCGGGCGCGCAGGGTCCGGCGGGCGCCCAGGGCCCGCAGGGCTCGACCGGCGCGGCCTCGACCGTCCCCGGGCCCGAGGGGCCGACCGGGCCGCAGGGCGATCCCGGCACACCCGGCGCAGCCGGCCCGCAGGGGCCCAAGGGCGACACCGGCGCGACCGGCCCGCCGGGTCCGGAAGGACCGCAGGGTCCGGCCGGCTCGGGCGGCGGCGGCGTCACCGACGCGACATACCTCGTGGCGACCGCCCACGCGACCCTCACGGCCGAGGTCGTCGTGGGTGCGACGCCCGGCGGCGAGCTGGGTGGGACGTGGGCCGCACCGACCGTCGATGCGAGTCACTCGGGCACCACCCACGCCGCCACCCAGGCGGCCGCGGAGGCGACGGCGTCGGGCGCGCTCTCGACGCATGCCGCGGCCGCCGACCCCCACACCGGCTACCGCCTCGAGTCGGCCGACCACACCCACGCCTCCTCGGGGCTCCAGGGCGGCCAGATCGCGCACTCGGCGACATCGGGCCGGACGGCCAACGACCACCATAGCCAGGCGCACTCGGGCACGGGCGCGGACCACACCTACTCCGGGCTGACCACGGGCCACGTCCTGACGGCCACCAGCGCGACTGCGGCGGCCTTCCAGGCGGCTGCGGGCGGCGGGGCGCCGACTGGTGCCGATTACCTCGTCGGGACGGCCCAGGGCGGTCTGAGCGCCGAGATCGTCGTCGGAACCTCCCCCGGCGGCGAGCTCGGCGGCACGTGGGCGAGCCCCACCGTGGACGCCACGCACAGCGGGTCGGCGCACCTGGCGCTGGGCTCCACGGGCGCGACGGCGGCGGCGGGCAACCACACCCATGCCGCGCCCGCAGCCGACACGCTCTCGGCGGTCCTCACGGCGGGCAACACGACCGGCGAGCGGACGATCGCGATGCCCTCGGGCACGCTCGACGGGCGCACGGCCACGTCGGGCATCGTTGCCCAGGCGGCGGCGGTCGGAGGCGGGCAGGGGGCGCAGTTCCTTGCCACCGCCGGCAACTCCGGGACGGGCGGCGGCGCGACGCTCGCGGGTGGCAGCGGGACCGCCGCAACCGGGGCGAGCATCGAGGCGCTGGGCGCCGCAACCGGGGCGAACGCCGCCGGCGGCGACCTCACCCTCTTGCCCGGCGCCGGCGCCGGGACCGGGCGCCGCGGGCTCATCCTGACGGGCCCGAACACGCTCCCGACGGCCGATCCCGGCGTGGCGAACGCGCTCTGGAAGTCGAGCGGCGCGGTCGTGGTCTCGGGCTACACACCCGGCGGCGGCGGCGCCTCCGCGATGGGCTGGATCGCGGGCCTCTACTACCCCTCGCTCGGCGTCGCGCCGTCGACGGCGGTCCTGACCCTCAACCGGGCGGTCGCGTCGCCCATCTACATCCCGGGCGCCTACAGCATCAACGCCCTCGCGATGGTCGTGGCGGGCGGGGTCGCGAGCGCGTCGGGCCGCGTCGGGCTGTACGCCGACAACGGCGGCCGCCCGGGCGCGCTGGTTGCGACGACGGCGGGCGGCCACGACTGGTCGGGCGCGGGCTTTGGCGAGTACTCGATCACCCCCGTCGCGCTCGGCCCGGGCTGGTTCTGGGTGGTGCTCGTCGGCCAGGTTGCCGCGCCCAACGTGATGGTGTTCACCCAGTCTTCCACGAGCTGGGCTGCGGTCGGCACGCCGAACGG